TCATCAGGAGTATTTTCACCTTTTGTTTCCATAACCACTAACCCATCTGGTGTATTGCTTAATTTTACTTTAAGAGTACAAGAAGTTTTTCCAGGAGGAAAGACAGCTCGAAACCCTGAAACAATTCCAAAATTATTACCGTTAAACCCTATGCCGTGTTCTTCGTCAGAAGCGGAAGTAAAGCAGGTTTTAGCATCTTGAACGACTCCTAAAGCTGGAACATACGTAACTCCAAAATCTGATCCTTCATTATCACTGCTATCTATAAAATTGGGTGAAAATGGAAATACAGTTCCCCCTCCCATATTTAAAACATCTGTTTCAATAAAACTTTGAAGATTAGCCGCTAATGTTCCTGCGCTATAATCTTGCGAGGCTTGTTCTTGAATAAATAAAGTGGTGTGTTTTGCCCCATATTCATCCGCACCATAAACAGGCCAAGATCCTGCGTCTCTTTCAAATATAGCCTCAATTTGCACCGTTGTTCCCTGGGGAATAGTAGTTTGTGTAAAAGTAGTTAAATCAATTGCCGCTTGAATACAGGAATTATTGCCACTAAAACCTATGCTTTGACTTGCCCTAGCCACCTTCTTTTCATTAAAAATATTTGGATCATCTACAACATATTTTCCATCAGGCTCAAATTGAGCATAAGTACCCACTGGTATTGTACCAGCTGTAACTTCAGCTGTGATAGCTGTAATGTCGCTAGATTTTTTTAAACAAGTAGCCTCTACGTAAGTGGTTTTAGCTCCATTTATATCTGCTTTTACCACATACACATTACCCTCTTCTACTTTTTGTATAGTTTCTCCCTCTAACAAAAGCCAGTATTGCTCTCGATTAGTAACTTTGTACGCTCTTAAAAAATAAAGAGTATCATACTCTGGTTGTTTTGAAGGTTTTATAGCAAATCTAAAGTTCGTTGCCCAAGAAGGTGGTTTTTGAGAGATAGGTATTTCAACTTGCGCAGCATTTCTTTGAGAGTTTCGCCCAGCAGCTACATTCATACTTCCGTTTAATGAAACTAAAGCGGGAGTAGATCTCCCGTATTTATCCATATAAACCATACCTATATCGTAATCTCTATTACTATGCAAACTAGGAACACCTATCCCACTTGAAATAGCAATTTGAGCGTTTTGAACCTCAAAACCTTCATAAGAATAAGTTCCCGCATCACCTCCAGTATTGTAAACCACCATCGGCACTTGAATATTAAGAACCGTAAGAGAAGCTGGTAAAGGAGCTGGACACTCAAAACCACCTTGCCCTGTTGGGTAATTTGGAGCTGCTGGAGTAACTAAACAATTACTAGGATTACTGGTGGTATATTGAGCAGCTGAGTTAACTGGGGTAGCATTAGAACTAGTAACCGTGTCTGTGCAAGGAGAGCTAATAACATCACTATTAAGCATATCTACAGCAGTTCTACCTGTAGCAGAAGCAGTAAAAGATTCAAAAAAAGAAGAAGCAGAGTTTAATCCTATTCCAAATAATCTTTTAAAATCATCACTAGCTTGAAAAGCCGTTAAATTAGCATAGCTGTTGGTTAAAATTACACTTCTAGAAATACCAATAGAAAAATCACTTGATCTAGAAATAGCTAAAGTTCCCGCCGTTTGGTTAAATTTATTGGTGGCTCCTGATTTACTAATTAAATTAATAATAAGACTTACTCTTTCTCCTTGGGTAAATACAGCATTATTAAAATCAAAAACCATTTTACTCAAATCAACACTGGCTGTTGCCGTACCTGCTCCTGATTTTACAGTATAATCAGAAGACTCAATAGTAGCTTCAATAAGGGTGTCGTTATTACTAAATGAAGCATTACTAGCTAAAGATGTTTCAAAATCTAATCTTACTGGTAAGCCGTCTTGGGAAATCAAATTATATCCATCTACATAATTTCCGTAAACAATTCTATTAGCCGCAAAAGTTAAAGCCTTAGCTTTTAACGGAACATTATCGTATAGTCTTTTATTTTGGTTTTCTGAGAGTACTCTAAAGATTTCTTTTTCTCTAAAAAAAGTAGATTGGGTAATATTATCTCCCCATCCTAGCTCTGATTTATTATACCTATCTATAACTTTTATAACCGAGTTATTGGTTTCTTTAAAGCAAACTTCTATTTCTTTAACTAAAGATGAGCCTGTATTGAAAAAAACAGTTACAGCATTGTAGCTGTTTACCATTGACTCATTTTTTAATGTAGCAAAATCAATTTCTAATTCTCCTGCTACGCTTTCAGGATCAAAAGCGGGTAAACTAAAAGGAGATAAAGCAGAATATTCGCCGTCTTCATATTTATATCGGTAGCTAAAACAAACAAATTCATCCGTTAAATAGCTTTTAGTATTATTGTCAACTGTTTGTAACTCCAATGTAGGAGCATACAAAGGTGGTTCCACTATTACATTTATACTTTCTTCTGTAAAAGCATCTACACTTCCTGTAGGTAACCCATAAGAAGTATTTACATTAATACGTCTAGGCGGATTTAAATCGTCTGTCCAAAATAATAAATCATCTACTAAAACGATTCCTGTTATTAAATACTTAGGATTAAATTTTAAAACTGATTTAGATACTAAATGATAAGTAGTTATACTAAGTAAAATGTCATACGACACAATCATATTTAAATTTGTCCCAACAGGATCGTGTACAAAGAAATAAATTTTATTATTATTAATATCAGAATAAGCCCCAATACAAACTGCCTGTGCCGATAAAGCAGAGCCAGTAGAAGGATCAATAATTGTCGTAAGTTTTTCATTTCCTTTTGAATTCTCCAAAGAACCGATTTCTGATTCTTCGGTGCTTCCAAGTCTTGCGTTTATTGCTTCTACATACTCTCCTGTGGGTAATAATCTTTCGTCCACAGACTTATTCATTTTACCCTTAATAAAAGTACTCCTTTGCTCTTTTTCTATCATTTGATAATTTTATCTTGACCTCTAAGATTCATTAATAATCTACCAGGGTGTATATTGCTTAATCTTATTTTAGCATTTCTAAGTAAAGCACTTTTATTTCTTCTGTATCTATTTACTTGATATTCAGGAATGCCTAATTTAGTATTTAACAAAGCATATGTTATGTAAGCATAAATATATTCTTCAAATAATTTATTTACCGTAATTTTACTATTATCTCCCGACTCCATACCATCTGAAATATATTCTAATATAATAGATTTACCACCAACCCCAGAACTAAAGTTAATAACACCAGCTTTATTGTCTATTCTAAATGTAGGAAGCGCATTAGCCGTTTCAGTATTTAGACCAAATCTTTTGCCTACCGCAAAATCAAAACACCAAAACCCATCAATACACCACCCCTCATAGCCGTGGTATGGACTGCCTTCATTTAGGTAAATACTTTTTTTGGTTTTATTTAATCTATCACTGTCAATTTGAGAGTACTGAGGTTTTAATACATTTCCACTTGCGTCAAATAAAATGTTGCAGTTGTTATCTTGTAAGTAAGCGGTAGCTGAATTTATTTGAATGTTTTCAGTTAAAGGAAAAAGAGTTCCATCATAATATATAGAAACCCTAACCCAGTTTACATAATCTGAAGGTAATATATATCTTAAATCATCACATACGTCTAATTCTAATACTTTTATTTCTTTAAACGCATCGTAATTTAACTCTTGAATTGCTCTTTTAGTATGAAATAAAATTTTGTATTTTTCTTCATTAGTAGTTAAATTGTTGTTATCGTGATACATTAACATATAATTGTTAACAATATCAGTTAATTTAACATATTGATAAGACCCCCAATTTTTATTAGTTGGAGCAACTCCGTTATTTTCGTAATATTCATACTGACTTAAATACGCCATAATTATTGTTCATTTTGAATGTTTAGAACTTCATTTGATGCAGCTACATCAATTACTTCTTTTTCTCTTATAGATAATCCAGCTCCTTCTAATATTTTATATATTAATTCAGACTGATCAGATAAAGGAAGTTCAAAGTCTTGATAATCAGTAGCACTAGAATTAAATACAGGAGCTCCGCCAGATAAAGTTGTAAAAGTCCACTTAGGAGCTAAAGGATATCTTATATATTGTAAAGTTAAATCTCCTGTAATAGTAGCAGGATAAACCGTCAATGAGTTAGAAACTGCCGTAGGAGGTGTTGCGCTTAACGGAGTAAATACATAAGCTGGAAACTCAGCTGATGGAGCCGTTAAGTTAGAATTGGTTAGTAAATTTATTTTAGTTTCATTTACCCTTTCAATAATTGTTGTTCCGTTTAACACATCTAAAAGCGTATACCAATCTGTGGGTAACGGGTAAACATTTGCGGCTTGAGTTAAAGTAGCTTGCGTAGTGAAAGTGTCTATAACTTCAGCTAATTGTTTTTTTAAGTCAGCATATCCACTCCCCGACAACCTACCTAATCTATTGTTTTGCTGATTTATTTGACGATTATAATCGTAAAAATAAGTTTCAAATATATCTAATTGGGCTTGTTCAGCTAAAAGATTAAAATCCGAAGGAGAAAGATATCCAAAATTATTTTTATTCAATAGGGTTAATACCGTATTTCTTACTTCATTTATCATCTAGAAATCTTTTTTACAAAGATAAACAAAAAAAAAGAGCACTCATAGAGTGCCCTTATAGATAATTATAAAGAGATTTTAGTCGTTCTCTGTGTAATTATTTCAAATATAATAAAAATTATCCTATAGATATTCCTATTACTTTAAAAGGAAGAACATTCATATCTACAGCAACTTCTTTCCAGTGAGTAGCTAATGCTGTTACTACTGCATCTTCTACTAAATCTCTTACAGCTTCACTTCCTGAAGCTACAGGAGTGTGAACTAAACCAATAACGTCAGCATTAGT